GTATCCATCTGGAACCATTAAAGAAATCATCAAGGATCTCGGACTCACCGAGCACTATCCAAATGAAAACTGGTCTTGACATTTCCCTGACAACTCTCGCCTTGACTTATGGGCGAGAGTGGTTATATTATAAGGGTAAGAAAGAGAAAGAAAAGTTGTCACCCGATAACAAAAACCTCTGACATTTACCTGACATTAAAATACTTGACGAAAAGACCTTACTGCGTTATATTTATAGTATAAGGCAAAGAACTAAAAACCCACAACACCGGAGCCCATCATGGCTATTGACTTCGCAACATTCACCCAAACTGCACCTTTCATTCTTGACGCTCGCTTGCCCGTGCTTCTGCGCGGACGGCATGGAGTCGGTAAATCTGAAGTGGTATACATGATCGCGGAGCAACGTGAGTTGCCAGTGGTTGAGCGCCGCGCTTCTCAGATGACTGAAGGCGACCTGCTTGGTCTGCCTGATACTGCCGACACGGCCATCAATGGCCGCAAGGCTACCACTTGGAACGCTCCCGACTGGCTTGTCACTGCATGCGAGCAAGGTGTTCTCCTCTTCCTCGATGAGGTCGATCGTGCAACTATGGAGGTGCGTCAAGGTCTCTTCGAGTTGACTGATAGTCGCAAGCTGAATGGCTGGCACCTGCACGCTGATACTCTCATCGTTGCAGCCGTCAACGGTGGCGAGCATGGCGCACAATACCAAGTCGGTGAAATGGACCCGGCAGAGCTTGACCGCTGGACCGTGTTCGATGTAGAGCCTTCCACTGAAGATTGGCTCAAATGGGCTAATGGCCGTGTTCCTTCTATCGTGTGGGACTTTATTAACCATAACCGTAAGCACTTGGAGCATGACGGTGACTTTGAACCCAACAAGGTTTACCCTTCCCGACGTTCTTGGGCCCGGTTCTCTGGTACCGCAGAGCCAGCCGGAGTTTTTGGTGAAGACGGTGATCGTGACCTTCTGTTCAACCTCGCGACTGCTTTTGTTGGCTTCGAGGCTGCTGTAACTCTTCGTGACTTTGTTGAGAAATACGAGTGGCAAGTAACCATTGAGGATATCCTTGACAACGGCGAGTTTAACAAGGTGGAAAACTGGGGTATCAATGACCACGCTGCTATGATTGAAAAGTTTGAAGCATCGGAGACTTTTGTCAATGAGTTGACCACGGAGCAAGTAACTAACTTGGCTGAATACTTTGTTCGCCTTCCTTCAGAGATTGCAATGAAGTTGTGGACTGTTCTAGGGGATGCCGATAACATGCAGAATGTTGTCGCACTTCACAAGGCTACCACTAACGATGGCAAGCGCGTGAGTGATCACCTTGTAGAGATCCTCGGCGGTAACACCGAAGACTAATGCGCCATCGCATTCCACCAAGGTTGGGACCACCAAAGATCGGGGATCTGGTAAGATTATCAGGCCCCGGCGGTCTTGGGTTAGCTTTTAAGAGGGCTCATGGTATTGGCATGGTGGTCAATATCGAGAAGCCTACAGAGCGCCGGATACGCTATCAAGTAAGATGGTTAAAGACAGACGAAAACATGGATTTCCATGAAGAGGATTTGATTGTTGTCTCGAACGTGGATTGACAAAATATCTATTGGTGACCTTGTTATCAACAAATGTGAGGGTATCGCTGGGATCATTCTTGACAAGCAAGAAACTGCAAAAGCAAAGTATGGCGATATTGTCAACCCAAGATACAGATTTAGAGTATACTTATCTGATGGAGACAGTGGGTGGATCAGTGAAACATCTTTTAGAGCTTTGTATAAACTTCCTTGACATTTGCTTGACACAACTTTCCTTGACGATCGCGCTCAGGGGGTTATATTATAAGAGTAAGGAGAAAGAATAATGTCCGACGATACCAAAAAAGTCTTTGACCTCAACATGCATACCGCTCGCCTGCTGATGCGTGAGCCGTTCTTCGCTGCTCTCTCTCGTCGCATCGACAAGATTGCATCGACCGCTATCCCTACCGCTGGTGTCCGCGTCAACCCTGACAGCGCCCAGTTTGAAATGCTATACAACCCTGAGTTCATGGGTTCGCTCTCTGATAAGCACCTTCAAGGTATTTTGATGCATGAGTTTTACCACCTTATCTTTGAACACGTGACCGGACGTAAGCCTGCCGATGGTCTTAAAAAGATCGACAACATTGCTATGGACCTGTCTATCAACTGTCATATCTCCGATTACCTTCCAAGTGATAAGACTCCGGGCCCCGAGATTAATGGGGAAGCTATGAAGGCTTGCATTCCGGGTGAGGGTATGTTCAAGGATCTCCCGTCTTACATGACTTACGAATGGTACCTTGAGGCTCTAAAAGATATGGTTGAGAATGAGAGCAAGGAAGGCGAGGGCAATGGTGATCCCTTCGGTGGTATGGATTCGATGGATGACCATGATGGTTTTGGCGATGTTGACGGAACCACTCAAGAAATCGCCAAAGAGCGTTTGAAAGATAGTATCAAAAAAGCAGCAGATGAAGCTGAAAAATCTCGTAACTGGGGAACAGTATCCCAAACCATGCGCAGCGATATCTTGGAGCGGATTCAAACCAAAATCGACTGGCGTAAAGTGCTGCGATACTTTGTAAAGACCTCACAACGGGCCGACAAGCGGTCTACGCCGCGTCGTATCAACAAGCGATACCCGCGTGTCCATCCGGGCAAGCGTGTCCGCCGACAGGCTAAGATCGCCGTATCTATCGATCAGTCCGGTTCTGTGGATGATAGCATGCTCGCCGCGTTCTTCTCCGAGTTGAATAAACTTGCCGAGATTGCTGAGTTCACAGTGATCCCGTTTGATACAGATGTGGCTGTTGACAAGGTTTACACATGGAAGAAAGGACAAAACAAAAAGACCGAGCGTGTATTGACTGGTGGCACGTGCTTCGATGCCCCTACCAAGTATGTTAATGAACACGGCTTTGACGGCCACATCATCCTGACTGACCTGATGGCTCCCAAGCCAGTGCCAAGCAAGTGCCAACGCATGTGGATGACCACTGCACGCTACGCCGCGCGGCCCTATTTCCAAACCAACGAAAGAATCATCGCAATCGACTCTTGACATTCGCTTGACAACTTAAACCTTGACGATCACTGTGGAGTGGTTATATTATAAGGGTAGAAAGGAGAAAACACTATGTTTCAAAACCGCAACGGCATGATGGCCGCTCTTGTTATCGCTGATCTGACCTGCTGGTCTGGTCTTATTTTCCTCGCCTTTCATTGGGCTAACTGCACGTGTGGAGTATAAAATGAACAACGAAGTATTGAAAATCGAACTAACCGAAACGGAGATCATTCACATCATGGATTCGCTTCGCATGCGTGTCCAAGACCTGCGCGATTGCGACGATGCGGAAACCGCTGATCTGGCTAATGAACTCGAAGAACTTGAACATGATCTATTTGAAGCATCGGCTCGCCGCGATGATCCTGACTGGGTTCTTGACCGAGAGCCTACTGAGATCGCGGAAGGTTTTAGCTTCTCGGTGACAGAGAACGATTTTATTGATGCCGGAATGCAGGCACGTGAGCAAATGAAAGCTAACAGCATGGCCGCTGCACGCCGAACGATGCGCTTCGGAGAGTTTACTGTTGAGAAGAGTATAACAGAAGAAAGATCGGAACAGCAGCGTGTGGATGTCTGGGATGATTCAGATCCTACAAACTGGTAAGTATATGTATTTGCTGGTTTATTTGTGGGGTCTCTCGCTTCCCGGTTCAGATTCTATCTTTGACCCAACAACTGTTGACCTTGTTGTTGACATTCCCTTGACAGAATCAGCCTTGACTCCGGTGCCTTCCGGCGTTATATTATAAGTATAGAAAGGAGAGAAACATGAAAGTTGGAGATTTGGTACGGGTTCGCACAAAGCACTACGGCGAAATGCTGGGTGTTGTTGTTGAAGTTGACAAGGATGGGATACACATCAAGCCACAGAACCATCCCCGCAATGTTATTGCTGGCGCTGCTGATGTAACTGTATTGGTAAGTGTATGAAAGTCGGTGATTTAGTTTGGTGTATATCTGTCGAGCGACCTGTCGGCGTTGCAAAAGGCATCGTTGTCGAATACTACAAAGTATCCGGTCTGTGGGGCGTCATGTTGCAACACAACAATGCTATGTGTTGCTTTCAACCTCAACACTTGGAGGTGATCAATGCAAACGGGTGATCTGGTTACATATTGGTATCAACTCCCACGCTGGCGTAAGGGTCAATCTGTCCACGTCGGTCTGATTGTCGAGACTGGAAAGTATACCGGCAATCGTGACGTTAAAGTTTTATGGACAAATGAACCAGAGCCGCAAACCGAATGCACTCAACACCTTGCGCTCGTCGATAACATTTCCTTGACAACTTAAACCTTGCATTCACCCTTCCGCTATGTTATATTATATGTATAGAAAGGAAAGAACACTATGACATACCGACTGACATTTGACATTACCGCCCGCAACGCTGACGCTTCGGATTTACTTGATCGCCTGATTGAGTTCCAGCAGCAACTTGTTGAAGCGATCGCTTATTGTCGTTCGACGAAGTGAAGCGAACGCTTCTAAAGGTGGACGATGAAGATACTTGTAGTGTTGAGTCTATTGACTAGTCCCTGACATCCTCTTGACAACTTAGTTGTTGACTTTTACCCGCGCGGGTGTTATATTATATGTATAGAAAGAAAGGAGATTATTCTATGGCTTCACAACTTAACTCTGTTATCCTCTGGTCCGATGCTGTCGAGCAGTTCACTGATATGATCCTTCCGATGATCGAAGTCAAAGAGCAACGCCTTGGGCACGTTGACATTCCCGCACGCTCTGAAGCGTGGAGCAACTACGTCGATGCACTTCACTCTGATGAAGTTATCAGCGACTGGCAAGTGAGCAACTGGGAGCACCCAGATTGTTGCAACTAACGAGTCTCTTGACATTTCCTTGACAACTTAGTTGTTGACTTCACCCCGTTTTTAGTGTATAATATAGTATATCAAGTAAGGAGATATATCAATGCTTAGAGCAATCGACCAAATCAAAATCCAAACCAAGAAAACCTACAAGCCAGCACCTGCGCCTCCAACACGGAAGCAACTGACTGGCTGGACCGTCGAGCAAGTTGGCCCACAAATGTGGGTTGTGTTCCGCAACTCCAAGACGCAAGGCAAGCAAGCTGTCATGGACTTCCCTGATCCTTCTTGGGCTGAGTCGTTCGCTGCTGGCTGCAACTCTGAACTGGTGAACCCTACCAAGATGAGCGCCGCAAGCCTGAAACGCAAAGATGCCAAGTATCTGACTGACTCAGAGAAAGCTGACCTTGCTGCACTTGAGAACGGGGAGGGTATCTAAAAATGGAATACTCAACAACTGACAAGATCATTGATGGCGTTTGTGCAACTATGTGGACTGCTATGTTCATCCTGCTGATGTCCTACTAATCAACTCACTAACGTGAGATAGCCCAATCATACCCGGAACCCGTAAAGCGCAAAGCGCGAGAGGTAAAAGAAAGATAATGAAAACCCCACAGTAAAGGCTATAAGAGGATTAGCCAACCTCATAACAAACCAACACGCTGGACGATAACAGTAGGGATGCCAGCATTATAAATATAGAACCTCGCTTATAGGTTGTCGAGTAGAGCGCGACTATAAACAAAGACTCTCATTTTATTTATGAAGTATTATATTACACAAACAGTTATAGAAGAGATTGATGGCAAACTGCAAGGCCGTGAAGTTGTGTTGACCCGCGCTGATTCTCGTGTTGACAATAAGTCTGCTTTGCTGGTGAATATCGTTAAGTATAAGAAGCGCCTTGAAGCTCTTGGGATTTACAATCTCCATGTAAACAAATACGATAAGAAGCGTTACAATAAACTGATCCGAGAACAGAACAAGTATAGAAAAACTGTAAAGCTAACAATGGCGGACCTTGCACAAATGACTGAGGAATCTGATAAAGCATTTGGTGATAAGGATGTTTAAAGCTGGAGAACTCATAAGTAGATACAGCAATATAGATTCTTCTAAAGGTCATTGTGTAGTAGTAGACATGGATGAGGATAACTATACATTATATAATAACTCACTTAAATGTTTACAGAGGATTGCACGTGTAGTAGTAGACAGATTATATAGTCCTGTTATAGTAGTGAGTAGTGAAGAGAGAGAGGTAGTATATGAGTTGACTTAGCATTGTGTAGTTTCTAAGCACATTATTGACGGTGTGCTTGTAGGTGTATATGTTTTGATACGTGTATACTTTTTGATACACTAATGTTTTATATTGTTATGTTTTGTTTGTGTGTGATCGGCCTTGGTGTTTAGTATATACACACTCTGTCAATCGTCAAGTGTCAAGTCACATTCTGTCCGCATTGCGCGTCACATTGCTTGCGACATTGTGCGACACCTGCCGGCTGCGCCAGTCACATGCGAGTGCGACAAGTTGCGACAACCATGCGCGAGACTACAACATAAACATTATACATGATTGAGTTTGCATGCGGGGGTGCGTTAAACTATTGTTGACATGAGTCAACCGAAATGATTGCGAGAGTAATACAAAATATATATTAAGATAGTTATAGTATGAGAGAGAAGAGAAAGAGTAGAAGGCAGAGGCTAGCAGATGTCAGTTTGATCGTGCCTTTTGTGCCATTGTTTGCCTACCTATATGCTGGCTTGTTAGTTGACTATGTGAGGTGGCATATGAGAGAAGTTCGCGAGAGTAATAATAAATAAACTATTAACTAACAACTATAGTGCGACACAAACCAGACTGTCACATCTGTCACACAAAAGTGTGTTATGATTGTCCAGTTACAAAGCGCACTATGACGAGGGACCTCCCCCCTACCCCCTACCTACCCGAATGTATGTCTCTATGTATGCGACAGTGCTGACAGGCCGGCTAGACCCTTTTTCAATAGCGCTGAAAAATTTACAGATATTAGATGGTTCGAAATATGCGCCTAAAAATTTTCCCAGATATATACATTGAGGGCACATCATGGGTTATAAGGAAAGGTTATTCAAGTATTTTGAAATACCACCTAAGCATGACTTTAGCGTGGGTGATCTAGTTACATGCACGTGTCATGGAGGTACCGCAATGATTATCAAGTTTTTTGATAAAAGCGATGATCACCCAAGCATGGACATGGTGCAAATATATTGGCTCAAATTTCCCCATGACGGGGTTAAGGAAAGAATATGGATGCATACCATAAGTCGGTTAAGGAAAACCGCTTAAGGAGGAGTAACAGTTAATTAATGGCATTTACAGAAGACACTCGCAGATATAGAGAATTCAAGTTGGGAGACTTAGTGCATTTTCATGAATCATACGTTATTCCACCAGACGCCGTTAATTGGAAGCTTGACAAACCGGATACAACCGACAGTCTGGCCATCATCTTTGAAGAAGACGTCGGTATTGGGCAAAAATTCAGTAATTACAAATTATACAGGATACGACACATCAAAAGCGGTATAGTGAGGACATGCTCAGCGCATAATTTAACAAAAGCATACATTAGTGATGAACTTCGCAAGTAACCGAACTAATTACATTGGCGGAAATGAAATGATTATCACTAAATCTAGATTGAAAGAAATTATAGTAGAAGAGCTGACTAAGGCCGATAAAGACGATATTAAGCGCATGATATCGAAAGAACTTAAGGCTATGGTAGATGAAGAAGTCAGTAAGGCGATCAAGTCGAAGTCAGTTAAGGATGATATTGGTGATATAGCCAAAACGGTCATCAAGAAGCTGTATAAAGATTTATCTATCCAACATCCATATATTATTGATAGAATTAAAATATAGTGCACTACTTATACACGTTTTTAGGGGTTAATCATGATTAAGTATATTACTTTTGTGTATGTTATGGGTAACGTTAACATGACAACTACTAGCGAATATTGCGAGATTAAGGACCTACAGTCACCTTACGTCAAAAAGATAGACGATTCCACGGATAACAATCCCCCATATATACCAGTGGATACATGCAATATAGCGCCAGCAGATGTAAGCGATACTAGAAAAGCACTATTAGAGTGCATCAAGATGCAGCAAAATTGGCGCAAGATTTAATTTACCCTAGTTAGTATATGGGTATACACAAAGACGACCTTACATTGGTCGCAGGTATGACGTTGTATGATGTCGATACCAAGAGTATCGGTATACTAGTGCGCCGTTTTTCGACAAGAGAATACCATTATGGTGAATATGATGGTAGCCATGGTGTTCTATATCCATACGATTTAGTATGGGAACAAGTAGATGAATATGTTGCTTGGGTTTGGGATAGTGTGTGGTCAAGGGATGGGCGCGTTATATATTCCGAGGATGGTTTAAAGAACCTTATTAGTGCCGGCATTATAGTTGTGCTTATTGGAGAAACTAGATTTGACAATGAGCGCTGACGAAATGCAAAATAAAGCTTTGATGCTGGATTTAATGCCCGGGGATTTACTTGTCGATTCAATCGTCGGCACTATAGGCATACTTATGCACATGGAGGTTGATAGGGAAGTTGGTGGATACAATTATCAATCTAACTTTTGGAAGGTATATTGGATTAGTAGTTATGAAGGCTTATATTCTTATAATGGGCCAACATATGTGGAAGAATATGGTCTGAAAATGTCTATTGTGATTGGGATATATGACTATCACCCTGCATCCGGCGATAATAAACAAGAAAAAATTTAGAAAAAAATATCGGGAATAAAAAGAAAAAATTTCGACGTTTAGAATATCATGGTAGTTATACTAGTGCACAAACTTAATAAAATCTTATTCCCGTTCGTGGTTGCTGCCTTTTTCACCAACATATGGCTTCTGGTTTGGGGCAACGTAAATGATTTATTGGAACTTCAAATATTGTCGATAGGGAATATGATGTTGTTAAGTTTTTCACTTCTTCGTCAAGAAGAGGATTAACGACATAATTACTATAGGTTAAGGAGGGAAAAATGAGTGGGAATTTTATTATTTGTATTGGGGATGCTTTCGTGTTCAACTGATTATATGATTGGTGGGGCTTCCGAGGTTATAACCATTCGCGAGCAAGTAGAAGTTGAAGTTGAGGTGCCGGTCGAGGTAGAAGTCGAAGTTCCGGTATATATTGAAGTTGAGGTACCGGTTAACGAGGGCGTTATATGGATTGACTCGTTCACTCAACACATGTCAGTTGATGGCATTGATATCCTGTGGGTCATTGACCGGTCTGGCTCTATGGGTCGATATAATGCAGAATTATTGGCCGGTGTTGAGGCTATGCTTTTAGCATTACCCACATCGGACTGGAGATTGGTGATGATTAGCGCTGACCCGAGTAAGGCTATTCTTAGCACTGAATTTCCGTTGGTGCCGGGTGATGATATTGATGACGCCGCGGCTATGTTAGCAACACTTACTTCGGCGCCGTATGAAGAAGGGTTTAATTCAGTTTACGATTATATTAACCATAATCCTTACTCTTCAACTTGGATGAGATCTGATGCGGGATTATTAGTAGTGTTTGTTTCAGATGAAGAAGAGCAAAGTGATATTGAGTATCCGAACCCCGTCGACTTTTTAAGTTGGTATGGTTCTCTTCGGATGGGCTCAGTCTTTATGGCTAGCGTAATAAATTTACCAGAAGCAGATTCAATCTGTGAACACTGGTTCAGTCCTATTGACGTTGGCAATCGATTTATAGAAGCAACATCTATTTTGGGAGGAGTTGTGGTTGACATATGTTCGGAAGATTGGTCTTCTGGGGTTACTGATGCCACACATTCAATTGAACCCATTGAAAAAGTTGCTCTTACGCACAAGGCTGAAACAGATTCAATAAGGGTGTTTATAAACGGTTCTTTAAATTATGATTGGTATTATGCTGAATCAGAAAACACTGTTTATTTTACTATTCTACCATCTGCAGGTCAATTAGTTGAAATTGGTTATAGATATATTGAGTTGGATACAGGCGATTCCGGTTCAACCGAATAAATTAAAAGGAAATAAAAAAAATGAAAAAGTTATTTAAATACTTTGCCGCGGCATTATTATGTTCAACGTTGGCATTTAGTGGAAATTCTGTAGCTAATGAAAGTTACAAACCTAAGAAGCCAATTGAAAAAGTCAGCAAGTCTTTATCATCGGTTGAGAAAAAAGTAAGAGGCGCAGCGGTTAAAGTTGTTGCTGGTGGTGGTCATGGTAGCGGAACAGTGGTTCGATATAAGGATTTAACTTTAGTATTGACTGCTAAACATGTTGCTGATGGTGTTCTTGGTAGCAGTTATTTGGTAGCCAATAAAGACGAACAAAGAAATGCTGTGTTAATATATCAAAGTAAAGAACACGATATCGCAGTTTTAAAAGTTGAGAAAGAATTTAGGTATTTAAAACCGATGCCTTGGAATCCAACAAAAAAATATGATATTGGCACTGACATTGTATACTCCGGTCACCCATCTTGGCATAAATTAATGTCTTTTCAGGGACGTATTGTGGGTTATGAACAGAATACAGAAGCCGGAACGCAACTCATAGTCAATACTTATGGGTGGTTTGGCTGCTCAGGCTCTGGTATATATAATACAGATGGAGAATTAGTTGGTATACTATATGGAGTAGATGTTCAATATGCGTATGGTACCCAGATTCAAGAAAACATGATATGGGTTGCCCCAATTAAAAACATTGATATTGAAGAGTCTCTTAGTGCTTTCTGTAGAGGAAGCATACAGGATTATAAAGCTTGTAAATGAGTAATAAATGGAACATATTCTTAACTGAAAAAGAATTAAAAACCGTAGGAATCGTTGTTTGTATAGATAACAAACAGCGTTTTCTTATTATTAGGCGCTCCGATATTGATAGTAGGGCCGGCCAATGGACTATTCCCGGTGGTCACATAGATGAAGAAGACTGCACAATAGAGGACGGCGCCGTAAGAGAGTTATACGAAGAGACTAACTTAAAGTGTGAGGTGTGTGATTTGACATACCTTGGTCAACCAAAGCCTGAAAAATTTTATTTTTTAACTCAAAAATGGTCTGGAGATGTAAACGTTGATAAACCTAATCCAAAAACTGACAAAATTGAACACGATGATTGGAAATGGGCCACTATTGATGAGATAAAAGAGATAGAAAATACGGAATTTCCGATCTATTTATTGAGAGAAGCTTTAAAACTTGCAGGATTTGATGAAAATGAGTGATTTATACGGGCCCCTCAACGAAAAAAAGAAGAAACGCAAAAAAGCTGGTTCTGAATCTAGTAAAGAATCATCTTTACGAGACTGGTTTGGCCGAAAAGGCGCTAAAGGAAAGAAAAAGGGGTGGGTTGATTGCAATTCACCTGATGGAAAGGGTGGCTATAAGTCATGCGGAAGAGGCTCAGGTGAGAAACGCAAGAAATATCCTGCATGTCGACCCACTCCGGGCGCTTGTAAAGAGCGCGGCAAAGGCAAATCGTGGGGCAAAAAAGCTAAAAGAAAATCTAGAAAGAATGAGGAATTATACATGGATTTAGAACAAATTATTATAGAAGAACTAGAAAACTTTTTAAACGAAGCGGCCTACGAACCGGGCCGCGCTGTTGCTGGTATTGATACTGGCGAAGAACATATGAGCCCTGAAGATCTTATGCGTGACGAAGTGCAAGACTTGGCTGACAAGTTTGGAGTAGAAGCCTCCATTGAGATTGCTAGCGATGGAAAGCCTGTTATTTTGGTAACGCACCGAAATGGAGAGACCACGCCATATGATGACACAGAAGAGATGCATCGCGATCTGTCGGATGAAGTAGGTCGCAGAGATTTTGGCGATCCTGATAAATATGAAGACGAATACGAAATGAGTGAATCTATTCTCGATGAAAAACGCAAAAAGAAGAAGAAAAAGAAGAAAACCAAGAAAGATGCATGTTATAATAAGGTTAAATCACGCTATAAAGTGTGGCCGAGTGCTTATGCTTCTGGTGCTCTTGTTAAATGTCGCAAGGTTGGTGCTAAAAACTGGGGTAATTCCAAGAAAGAGTCTCTTCAAATTATGATTGAAGATGAAATAACTCAAGTTTTGGACGAAAAAAAGAAAAAAGCATGTAAACCCTCTAAAGGGAAACGCTTCGCTAAGCGTGTAAATGGTAAATGTCGCTCATACGGTCAGTCAGGTCAAGCAAAAAGTGGTGGAGATCGTATTAGGCCCGGTACCAAGAAGGGTGATGCATACTGTGCACGGTCGGCAAAGATTAAAAAGTGTAAAAACCCCCCTTGTGCTAACGCATTATCCCGTAAAAAGTGGAAATGTCGCGGTTCTAAATCAATGAAAGAGTAAAAAATGCTAAATGATGAAGAAATCCTGCTGAAAACAGCAAAATTATTGGAAAATTTGGATATTTCCGAACAAAAACCCGAAAAAGTGCTCCGAGAAGTCACCGAAGACGAGATGCGAGTGCTTGAAGATGTGTTGGATGACTTAAATCCAGCAAATTTACCCTTAAATGACCTTTTCAGTGGTAAAATGCGCGTAGTCATACCATTTCCGACCATTGATCTCTCAACAGAACTTGGAAAGTTCACAGAATTCTTCAGATCTCAAGAATATGAGGTTGATTGGGAGAAAGGTATGGTATATGCCGAGCGTGATCTGCGCACATCTGACGATTTTCTTGATAATTTGATGGGTGGACCTGAATCAAAGAAGAAGACTAAGAAGATTCAGATGAAAATTGGTAAGCTTTTCTCCAAATTGGCTGATTTAAGCCGAAGAAAAGACGAATTATACCAAAAAGTATATAAACACGCAGATAGCATCAACTATAAGTTAGGAGATGGCAGGGGTATCGATACACCAAACCGAGTTACCGGAAAAATGCTCAAAGCAGCACTCGATGAGAAAGAATATGAGAATTTTCAGAGAATTAACACTCAAATTTACTTATATGTCGTAAATCCGGGCGTTGCAGGCCCTGCAGGTTACGATTTAACCGATTTAGCCACTGAATACGGCGAATATTGGAAAAAGAACGCCGGATACATCAAAAAAGAGATAAATAACATTGATAATGACAAATTTTCCATTATTATTACTCGACATCCGATAGATGTGCTTAGAATGAGTGATTTTGACGAGATTACCTCTTGTCATTCTCCAGCTAGCCGTGCAAATGCCTATCAATCCTACTATAAATGCGCTGTAGCCGAGGCTCAAGGGCATGGGGCGGTTGCCTATGTGGTAGAGACAGAAGAAC